ACGTCTGCTATTTGAGAGATACCAATACCTCTTTCGTGTGAGCGTTGAGCATATAAGAAAGTTGCTGGTATAATACCCATTGCATTGTCATACTGTTCAACAACCATATAATGGTCCTCTTTGTCTGTTTCAACTTCATATACAGTAACAACATCTTTATTCCAAACACGATAGACACATTTTTCTTCATCTTCGTATTCTTTAATCTTAAGCATTGTCATTTCATAACGACCATTACGTTGTCTTTCCCATTGCCAATCAACAACATTTTCTGGTGTAATGATTGAAAGATATGGTCTAATACCTTCTGCTAATTCTTCTGCTAATGTATTTGCGTCACTTACTGGTTTATCTAAAATCAAAAGGACGTGTCCGTAGATGTTTGAAAGAGAAGTAGCGTCACGCATTACAGCGTTGAAACTACGACCTTCTAAATCCGCATCCTTAAGAAACTGAATTAACGCCGGATTCTCACTTATACTACCAAATACTCTGTCTGGTGTTTCACGCCAGATGAAACTTGAATAAGTATCAACAACATTTCTACAATGATTATCTAATGGAGTTGTGTGAAGACGTTTTGTGTATTCATTGTGTCCATCGTTTTCTTCCTGTAGATACTTTCGTAGATATTGACCGCTTTGGTAATCTTTACCACCATAGTAACTATTATAGTAATACTGCCAGCGGTAAATATTTGCCTTATATAAATTGTGTTTGTTTGTTATTTCATCATAATTCATTTGCTATTCCTCTTACATATGTGTGAAGCGAGTAGGTATCTCTGTTTCTCTTACTTTCTTCTTTATTGGAGAAAGGTGAGCAACTAGATATCCTAACGCATCATTAGAATGGTCTAGCCCACTATCTTTGTCTGGAACCGAAGTTCCATCTTTATAAACTTGGCGTTCTAAACACCTCATCGAGTTGGTGCATTTAGGGTCTATACTAAATCTAATTGTTCCATCGGCGCTCTCTAATACACTATTTACTGCATTTATGCGGTCTCTTACCGCATCGTGTTTTCTTTTTACTTCTACATTAAAATATTTCTGTAGAATTGTAACATCTGTTCTGCCATTGGCACTAGTTTTTCTTTGTCTTCCCGCAGGGTCAGGACATACTGTTATCATTGCCTGATTATATCTATTCATTATCTCTTGACATAATTCTTCCGTATTCGAACCATACATTGCTATTTCGTCAAATTGATGTAATACTCCATCTATGATTTGGCAGATTGAAGCACTCATTGGGTCGATGTTAAAGTCCATTCCAATATATATTCTACCATTCTCATCAAAATCTTTTTTCTTCATATGCTTTTCTCTATCGAAGTTATAATAGATAACTCCAGAAAAGTTTTGAAACAACGCCAAATATTCCTGTTGGAATTGACGAGTGTCCATATCTTCTTTTGCACGTTCAATTTCTTCTGCTGTAACATTACCACCATCTAATGTAGTAAACTGAAACGATTCCCAATCTTTATCGCCTCTTTGTCCATAATCGTAAAGGTCTTTAAAATGGTTAAAGCCACGTGGAGTTCCGCAAAACAACGCAGAACCCGGAGGTGTCTGTGAAGATAGTGTTGGTCTCAATACTACCTCCCAACTCTCACGCTTCATGTCTGCAAATTCATCCATTACTAAAAAATCCACTCCTGCTCCTCTTAAAGTATCAAATCTATCTGAACCTTTAAGACTAATCTTACTGTTGTTAATCAATTTAATTGATAATTCATTTTGATTAATCTTTTTTGCCCATCCTAAGTCTGTCATCTTTTTACAAAGTTCTTCCCATACAATATTCTTCGCTTGTGAGTAAGTAGGCGCTATATACCAAATAGTCTTATTTGGGAATCTAGCAAATTTTGCCATCTCTCGAATAGCAAACCAAGTTTTACCACACCGCCTACCTGCTACAAATACTCTAAACCTCGCATCGCTTTTTGCGATTTCTTTCTGTGCCTTATTCAGCGGCATCTAAGTCATCTGTCCAAGGTAAAATCTTATTCGTATCTTCGTCCATAGGACTTTCACTCTGTCCTAACCATTGCTTTCCTAACCATATCAACATCGAAGGCTGACCTGATAAAGCAACTTCTAACTGCTTTCTTCTTACTGACATCTTACCATGTGCTTTTCCTCTTGCTATAATATCAGCAAAACGATTGCGAATTGTGTCAGGATGACAGCCCATAATATCGGCTATTTCTTTAACTGAGCAGTGTATCGTTGCCAGTTTTTCTACCATCTCAACGTCAATCTTTTTCTTTGGTCGTCCGTTCTTTTTCTTTTCTTCTTCACTCATCGAGTTTCTCCCGTTTATACCCTCTGGTAGAGGTTAATTTACATCCAATAGTTTGCGACTGCTGAAGCAACGATTAACATCATTATGCCCCATAGTCTTAAGTCTATCTTTTCTACTTTTTTATCAATCTTTTTAATGTCTTCTTCAATATGAGCAAGATGATTGGTCTTTATTTCATTAATATCTTTCTTAATTAATAAGATATCAACACTGTTCTGTTGAACTTTTAATTCTGTGTCGTTGGCTTCAATCATCACTACCTTTTTAGTTTCATTTCCGAGTCTATTAATCATCATATTATCCTAACTCAACCCAAGCACTACCATTATATCCCATAAATTTACTCGTAGTTTCGTTGAATATCATATCACCAGCAACACCTGTTAAAGCGTTTTGCTCTGTCGTTGTGTTTGATGCTAGATTAACGACTTTCTTAAAGTCTACTTTTGCTTCTGCTAATTCAATAAGACTTGTTGTTGTTCCAGCACCTTCATTTCTTAATTGAATCTTTGCTGTTGGTGTTGATGTCTCACCTGAACCTTCATAAGTCAAATACAAGGCTGATAGTAATGTGTTGCCTGAATTACGAGGAGTGTCTGCTATTCTAACTTCTTTTGTTAAGTTGATGAAGTTCTTGTTAACTGTTAAAGCATTCAATCCGCCAAGGTTGCCACCCGCAGAAGTTCTTTCTTCAGTTGTAAGAGTATATTCGCCGTGATAATCTGTTATCGTTGAACTACCACCTGAACCACCAGTTGTTACACCTGTCATTTTACATAAGTTGGCGGCTATCTGATGTTCTGTTCCTGCTTCATCAAAGATATTAAAGTTTACATCAACTCCCTCACCATTCATTGCACTATTCGATGCTGAATGGTCAAATTTTAATCTCTTTTGTATTCTTAATGGTGACGCTGATGCTTGAAGAGATGTTGTTGACTTTCCTAAGTTAGCGGTTAACATCCCTGTTCCACCACCACCAACACCATAACCCTTAAGTGATGAATCACCGTTTGCGACACCAGAGATTTGAGCGCCTGAGTTAGGAAGTCCAAGATAAATGTTGGGTGAGACATTCCATATATAACCGTTACCGTTGTTTGCTTCTAATCGTAATACGTGATTTGTTCCTGCGGCTGTTATTGAGTTCTGTGACTCACCCCATCCACTATTTGCGTTACTAAATTCTAAATCATCTATCTTAAATTTACCAGTTCCATTCGTTGTGACTACGATGTCTTCATCTGTTGTTGATGTTGTAATTGCTGATGTGTCTATGTCACCGTGAACATTACCAGTTACATCGCCTGTTACATCACCAGTTACATCGCCTGTTACATCACCAGTTAAATCACCAGTAATTTTAAGACCCTCACCTGCATAACCAAATGGACCCAGTGTTGTGTCTGAACTAGCCGCCGATACAATCTGAATACCAGATGCACCGTTACCAATCTTATTCGTAGGTGACTTGAGCATCAGATAACCTGTGCCGTCATCTGCTGTGAGTTTTAAGTTCTGATTAGTTCCAGTTGCTTTAATTTGTGCAAATTCTTCGGACCATTGAGTATAATTCGTAAATTCAAGGTCACCAATTGTAACTGTTCCAGTTAAGTCTAATGTGCTTTCGCCCTCAACGGCAGATATTGCTTCTGCATCTGTATAAACTGTGTTTGTATCTGTGTAGTTCCCTGCGTGTATATTAGTAGAACCTTGGTCTGTTGTCCAATCAATGTGTTCATTTGCAACGAAACCTGACAATGTGTCGTGGTTTAAGTTACCAATAGCAGTGTTTAATGTTGCATCACCTGAATCCATTAACGTTTTAATTTCAACTAATGTATCAAATGCCGCTGAAGCACCTGATG